TCATCCTCTTGCATACCAAGCCTGGCGACCTCGTGCTTGACCCGTTCTGCGGCACGGGAAGCACGGCGCTGGCCTGTGCCGAGACGGGTCGCAACTTCCTCGGCATCGAACTCTCGGCCGAGTACGTCGAGATCGCCCGCAAGCGCGTGGCGGCGGCCACGGAGCAGCTACGGCTGGAGGTCAGCGCGTGAGCATCTGGACGCCGTGGAACGTGAAGCGCGCCTACCCGGTGCCGGGCCTGAACGGCGCGGCGCGCACCGCGACCTGCGAGGTGTGCCGTGGGCGCGTGGCTGAGCGGGAACTGACCGATGTTCGCCGCGCGCTGGCCGAGATCCGCGACGACGAACTCGCCGACTGCAGGCCGGTCAGGAGCCCCGGGCGAACATGTGAGGCGTGCGCGCGGAAGCTGATCGGGTGCACGGAGGTGGCGTATGCCGGGCAGTGAGCGCACCGTCTCTGACTTCCTGCGGGACGCCGCGGGCAGGTGCGGGATGCAGGACAGTGAGCAGGCGGCAACGTGGTCCATCACGCAGGGGCCCGTCTCCGGCACGTACCCGACATTCATAGACCGCGAGCAGCCGGACCGATGGGAGCGAGAGGAGAGCATCCTCAGCGTCTTCCGCCTCTTTGTATGCCCCCGGCACAACCGCTCCGCTGACCAGTGCCTACGAAACGGCTGCCGAGTAACGATCGCCTCCGACGCGGAGCCAGCGCGGGTCACGAAGTGCGATGACTTCGAGGCCAACCTAGAGCGCGAGCTCATTGCGCGCCGCAAGCTGTTCCCGCTGCGCGAGAGACCTGGAGACGATGGACCCGCTTAGCCCCCTAACCCCAGCCGAGGCCGCGCTCTACCTACAGCAGCTCACCGACGCCTACCTGCAGGCCGAGCTGCAGATCCTCGTCACGCTCAGCCAGCGCGGCGGCCAGCTCACCGAATGGCCGGATGCGTTCGCCAAGTCGCAGCTCGCCATCATCCAAGAGGCGCTCGAACGGCTGCGTGCTGCGCAGATGGAGTGGTTCGGCACCATCGTCCCGGCCGTCTATGAGCACGGCCTCGCCGTGGTTGATACGCGAATGATGCTGGCCCAGGACCTGCCCGGCTACATGGGCCTGCGCCGCGGCGGCGTGAGCCACTGGGATGCGGTCGGGCGCGTCAACGCCGTCCGCGGCGTGCCGAGCACGCAGGAGTTCCAGTCGCTCATCGCCAAGGGCGACACGGCCGAAAAGGCCATCATCCGGCTGCGCGAGGAGCACCCGGGCGCGGTGTTCGGCAGCAACCGGCTCGCCGGGCATCAGGAGATCACGGCCGTGCGGGCGATCGCGCCGCCGGTGAGCGTGGAGGAGGCCGAGCGCCAAGCGGATGAGGCGAAAGCAGCGCAGGCTGAGGAGCGCCAGGCCGCGGCCGAGGAGGCGCAGGCCCTGGCCGAGGTGCGGGCCGAGGCCGAACGGGCGGCAGAGCAGCGCACAGAGGAAGCCGCCGCTGCGCCGCCGCCTGAGAGGCCGAAGCCCAAGCCGGCCAAGGATCAGCTCCGCATCGTGACGCCGGTCGATGATGATTTCCGGCAGATCAACCAGCGCGTGCTCAACAACCTGAGCACCGCGCGCTCGCACCCGCTGAACAGCCAGGTCTACAAGCTCAACGAGAAGTTCTCATGGCACGCCTGGCACCGGGAGGCGAACCTGCGCATCGCGCAGGACGCGCTGAAGGCCGGCAAGACGACGCAGGAACTGCGGAAGCAGCTCCTCGAGGAGTACGGCGGCAGGACGTTGACCGCCGAGGAGTCGGCCAACTTCCGCAAGGCGCTGGCGAACCGCAAGGTGGCGCCAACGCAGGCGGAACTCGATGCCCTCCGCGAGGGCGGGCAGTGGGTCTACGTCGACAAGTCGGGCAGGCGCTGGAACCCGCGCGACTACGCCGACATGGTGGCGAGGACGACGATCCGCGAGGCGGAGGAGCTGGCTGTCGATCAGGAGCAGATCGGCATGGGCGAGGACCTCATCGAGGTCAGCGACCACCAGCGCGAGTGCTGGCAGTGCAAGCCGTGGGAGCGCGTGGTTCTCTCGATCACCGGCGCGACCGAGGGATACATCACCAAGGCAGAGGCGAAGGCTCATGGGCTCTGGCACCCGCGCTGCGCGCACAAGAGCCTGCCGCTGATCGTAGGGCTTAGCATCCAGCCGCAGGAGCTGACGGCGGACGACCGGCGGGCCCAGCTCGCGGTGGTGTTGGATCTGCGCAAGAAGGCGAAGCAAGAGTACCTGGAGGGGGAGAAAGCGGCGTGATCGCAGGCACGGTCGCATTCATGGCGGGGATCCCGCTGCAGTTCACCGCGCACTACCGCTCCGCGCTCATGATGGTGGCTCACACGGCCGAGTGGCTCGCCCGGCAGGGCAAGGAGCTGCAGGTCGCGTTCCCGCAGACCACGGATCACGCCCAGGCACGTAACAAGATCGCCGCGGACGCCGACGGCGAGTGGGTGTTCATGACCGACTGCGACCACACGTTCGAGCCAGATATTGTTCAGCGGCTGGTCTCGACCATGGAGGCAGCAGACCCGCCCATGGATGTGCTGAGCGGGCTCTACTTCCAGCGCGGCGGGCACCTGCCCGTGGCATACGCATTCAGCCAGGAGCAGCAGCTCTGGCAGCAGGTGGTCGACTATCCGACGGCGGGACCGTTTCAAGTCGGAGGGGTAGGTGGGGGCGCACTGCTCGTGCACCTGAACGTGTTCGAGCGGATCGAGCGCGAACTCAGCGAACGGCCGTTTGACAACGTCTACCTCGACACGCCGGCCGGGCGCCGGTGGATCATGGAGGACCTGTCGTTCAGCTCGCGCTGCCTGCGGCTGGGTATCCCGATGTGGTGCGACCCGCGGGTGGTCTCGCGGCACCTGGACCTGCTGGAGATCGGCGAGGCGGAGTATCGCCTGGCGCGGGCGGCGCTGCCGGTCGAGGATACGGCCGAGTTCACTACCGAGGCGCTGGCCCCTATGGAGCCGAGCGAACGCGCGGGGTAGCCGACGGTTACACCAGTAGCAGACAACTGATGGTCGGCTAGGCGCGGCTGATCCCCGCGCGACAACGGCGCGACTCGGCGCCTGCCTACATACCGAGACGCACTTGAGCGGTGCACGGCCTACGGGCCATGCACCGCTTTCTGCGTTTCGGGCACCGAACACGGAGGCAGACATGCCAGACGAACCCACCGGAGAAGTTGAGCCGGGCACGGACACCGGGGCCGACTCCTCGGGCGCTGGGACCGCCGCAGGCGCGCAGGCGGGAGACGAGGCACGCACGTTCACGCAGGAGGAAGTCAACAGGATCCTGGCCGAGCAGCGGCGGAAGATCGAGCCGAAGTCGGCTGAGCTCACGGACCTGCGCAGCAAGCTCGCAGCCTTTGAGCAGGCCGAGGCCGATCGCAAGGCCGCGCAGATGACAGAGCTGGAGAAGGCGCAGGCGGTGGCCGCAGAGGCCGCCAAGCGCGCTGAGGCGGCAGAGGCTCGGGAGCAGGCGGCACAGCAGGCGGCCATGAGGGCCAACCTGGTAGCCGCCAAGGGCGCGGACCTGCCGGAGCTGTTCCGAGGGCGAGTCACGGGCAGCACGGAGGAAGAGGTCCTCGCCAGCCTCCAGGAGCAGCGCCAGGCGGTTGCTGATCTGCAGACGCAGTTCGTCCGCGACCTGTCGGCCGCTCCGCCGGAGCGCATCGCCGAGACATACGGCGAGGCGGGTCAGGCACTCGCCGCCAGGCTGGCGGGCACTCCCGTCAGCATCGGCGCGCCACCGGCACCGACGGGCCAGCCAGCCGTGCCGCAGCCATGGGACCCCAGGACTCCTCCCACCGACATGAACGCGGTCTATGACCGCCTGGCGCAGATGGGCGTGCAGGTTCCTGCTCCGCCCGGTCGCCGCGCCAGTGGGTAGCGAGAGGAGCAGTCGCGATGGGCGCGACGACCACCGCCACCATCACAGAACAAGTCTCCCTCATCGAGGGTGCCGCTAGGCTGTGGTTCCAGTCCAGGAGCCTGTTCTACCCCGCCGGCGGCGTGGCCACCAATTGGTTGCAGTGGAAAGACCTGCGCAACCTGCCAGGCGTGAGTCACCGGTTCAACAAGTTCTCGGAGATCACTGCCGGCGACGCCACAGAGGGCGACGACTACACCAACACGTCGGCGCTTGATACCTCCGGCGGGACCACAGTCACTGCCGGGGAGAAGGTTGTGATCGTTCCGATCACCGACCTGGCCAAACGCGGCTACAACTGGGGCCCAGAGGAACTCATCGCCAATGCCGGCCGCGCGTGCGGTCTGGCCATGGCCAAGAAGTTCGACAAGGACGTGCTGGCGCTCAACTCCAGCCTCGGGACCTCCAAGAACGGGACCGGCACGGCACTGACTGCCGCCGAGTTCATGCTCTACATGGAGGCCCTCGCCGCCAACGACGCACCCGAACCGTACTGCGCCGTGTTCCATCCGTGGGGCTGGTACGAGTTCGTGACCGAGTCGGCCTCGCCGATCATTGATGCTGCGAAGTCCGACCGTGTTGGCGCCGAGTTCTGGGGCACGGGCTTTGTCCAGGAGATCATGGGCGTCGCGTGCTTCCGTAGCACCAACGTCCCCAGTGAGAATGCTGCCGCTGACCGCGGCGGCGTGTTCATGTCGTCCTGGGCGATCGGCTGCGTGCTCTGCGAGGACATGAAGATCGAGCCCCAGCGAGATGCCAGCGCGCGCCTCACCGAGCTCGTCTGCACGATGACCTACGGTGTGGGCGTCATCGACAACACCATGGGCTTCCAGCTCCTGCAGGACATCGACTAGCGCGACTCCCGGAAGGGTGAGTGAGCATGCCGTACGTGTATGCCCCACTCCCGGCCGGCGATGAGCGTGGGCCGGGGTTCTACCGCAGGTTCCAGTCCGTCGGCGAGGACGTCGACGTCGTCTGCGCCAAGCACGGGTGGACCCGCCAGCCCCCTCCCGGCGAGCTCGTGCTCGATGAGGACGGCAACATCATGCAGGAGCGCGCCGAGGCTCCGAAGCCGAAGCGAGGTGCTCATGATGGGGACTGATCTCCAGCCGATCACGATCCGCGTCCCGGCTGTCGCCTATACCGGCGCCAGCCAGGAACTGCCGCTCGGGTCGGTCGCGGTCAATGCCAGGATTCTGGCGGCACGTCTGATCGCGCAGACCAACATCACAGGCCACACGACGAACTACTCGACCCTCACGATCAAGCGCAAGGGAGCGGCCGGCACTGCGACGACAGCCGTCGCCACCCTGGCGCTCACCAGTGGCGTCGACGTAAAGGCGTTCGTCCCGAAGGCGATCACGCTGACAACGACCAAGGCGAACCTCGAGCTTTCGGCTGGGCATGCGCTCAGTTGGAGCTGGGTTGAGGCCGGTTCTGGTCTGGACCTGCCTGATGCCGTCATCGAGGTCGACCTCGCGCTCGGCTACGGTGGTGGCATCTAGTGGCCACCGTCACCGCGATCTGCACGCCAGGCGGAGCGAGCGACAACAGCTACATCACCCGGGCCAGTGCCGACACATGGTTCGGCAAGCGGCTCGATGGCGAGCAGTGGCTGAAGCACTCGGCCGACCGACGCGAGCGGGCGCTGGTGGAAGCTACGGCGATGATCGAGAGCCTGGGCGGCAAGGTGTCACCCACCTGCGCCGCCCGGGCGCTCTTCCCTGGCGCGCCATACGACACCGGCTGCACAGCCGACGAGCATGGTGACTACGTCAGGAACCAAGCGCTGCACTTCCCGACGGGCGACGATCAGGACGAGAACAGCGACGTGTTCGTTCCCGAGTGGGTCTGGCAGGCGGTGTGCTTCCAAGCCGTCTACCTGCTCAACGGCGACAAGCCCTTGGTTGACGTGGCGGCGCTGACGGCTCAGGGCGTGCGCTACTTCCAGGCCGACGGCATCAGCATGCAGCTCACGGGCGCCTCGATCCCGGCGGGCATCTCGCCGGATGCGTGGGCGCTGGTGGGCCCGCAGATCAAGCCGTCGCCGAACGCGCCGTGGGGCGCCACAAGGATGCGGGTCTGATGGCGAGCGCGATTGACACGAGCGAGCTGAGGCGGCTGGCCAACAAGATGCGCGGGGCCGGCCGTCAGCGCGTGCGGAGCGCAGTGCGCCGATCGCTGCTCAAAGCAGCGAAGCACATCCGCGGCCGTGCCGTTGATCTGGCACCCATGAAGTTCGGGGCGCTGCGCGGCAGTGGCCACGAGGCGCTTGATGGCGCCGACCTAGCAGTGAAGGTGCTGTTCGGTGGCGCGGCGTCGGCGTATGCGGCAGTGCAGCATGAGCGGGGCGACTTCGCGCATACCATCGCAGCCTGGAGAGCCAAGAACTTCCCGAGTCAACGCAAGCCGCCGCGCCGCGGCTATCAGGGCGGCCAGGCGCACTTCCTGTTCGGGCGCGCCGATTCGGCATACGAGGCCAACCATGCGCTCGTGATGGCGTGGCTGGAGACCGAGGCCGGCAAGGCGCTCCGCGAGCTGGTGCGCTCATGACGCCCAACGCCACGCTCTGGGTCCCCGAGGTGAGTCAGCGGCTGACTGGCAGCGATCAGCTCCAGCGCGAGCGTGAAGAGACGCTCGGGCAAGAATGCCGCTGCTGGCTGATGCCGACCTCGGC